GTACGTTCCTTAGTAGTCATTGGCATACGTTATCTCCTTACGACGTTGCAGGTGTAGCAGCATCAAGAGTCAAGGCAACACCCTTGCTGTCGTCGAGTTCAAATACTCCGTAGTCAGCGGTGATAACCACTTCAGTTGCCCGAAGGGATGCGTCACGCTGTCGCTCTGTCCGGGTATCCACGCTCATTACCACACCAAGTGCGCTTCTGTCAGCACACACACCGACTGCATCATCGCTGCTATCAATGGTGATGTTCCCATCCTCAAAGATCGGCACACCATTCATTGGCCGAAGTCCGCTGAAGAAATTCCCCAGCAGTTCTGCCGACCACCCAGCGGGTACTGGGTAGGTTGTAGATGCGGTAACCGCTGTGTTCGCAATATCCCACACCGCAAACGGGTGTTGGACAATGTAGACCTGAGATCCGAACTTCTTCCCCTTGGCATACGCAACGGTCGCAGAGACGTTTGCGAGGCTCATAGAGCGGCCTGCTGCACCGATGTCGGTGCTAAAGCCGCTGTACAGGGCCAATACGTCCACGTCCTTCTTCCGTGCCATGCCATCACCAAGCTGTCGCCCGATGAGTGAGAAGACATTCTCGGCACTCTGTCGTGCAAGCTTGTCGGTAATGATGATCTTTGCGCCAACCTCTGATGCGGTCAGGTCAACGGTCGTCATTCCGATCTGCTCTTCATCGACAATATCCAGTCCGTCAACAAGATCAGACATACTCATCTGTCCAACCTTGGGGACGGTAACCTGCTTGGACCCCTTGGGCAACGTGAACTTCTCGATCAAGTTCATTGCAGGTGCATTATGCTCTTCGGTGTATCTCGCAGATGCGATGATAATCCGTTGGGCATTCTCTAAACTACCAGTGGTTGCTGTCTGAGCCATCAGAATCCTCCTTGCTTAATTTCCCAGTGTTAGCCTTCTTGCTGCTCGTACCGCAGCATCCGACCTGTCCCCAGCAAGATACGCATCAAGGAGCCTATCCTGATTCGTCGTGGCCTCCGCCGATCCCTGACTATTGTCGAAAGTCTGCGGAGCAACCTGTCCCTGCTTGAGACGGGTTATTTCAGCAGCCTGCTTTCGGTGCTGCTGGATACGTCGTGCTTCATGTTCCATCTCCTGTGGAGACTGGAAGCGTGTCAGTGCAACGAGATCATCAAGGGCTTGCTTTGGAATGAGTCCGTACTTGTTTCCAAAGTGCATCGCAGCATTGTTCTTCCCCTCGACAAAGCCGATAAGGTTTAATGCTTTATCCTCCTGATCCCGAAGCTCCTTCTGGTGCCCGATATACTGCCGCGCCATCTCCCGTGCAGTCTGCGCCTCTATTCCCTGCTGCTGGGCCTGCCTCTCGACATTCTGTGCCCGCCGCAGGATTGTTTGTTCCCATTCTTTCTGCGCGTTTACCTGACGCAACTTGTGCAGTTCTTCAAGCTCCTGAAGATTTTTCCGGCCCGCTTCTCCCGCTAATGGATCCGGAGCCGCTGCCGGAGGCGCAGGAGGTTCTGGAACAGCCCCGGTCTGCGGTGGTTCCGCAGCAGGCGCAGCAACGGCTTCTTCCCCTGAGACAGGGGCAACATCCGGCTGGGCCTCCTCCTGCGTTACTTCCGGTTCCGGACTCTGGTCAGTAATTTGAACCTCTGTATCCTGTAACTGAACCGCTTCCTCTGTATTTCTCTCTGTAACCATAGCTCTCCTTTTCCTATTGTTTTACGCAATGTGATTTATGTCAAGTTACCTATACGCCGAAAGGTCTTCCCCATTGATAACATCAGCAACGAAGTGTTGAAGTTTATCCCCTTCCAGATGCGGGCCACCAGTAGTCAGATGTCGCGTCCAGATCGAATAGACCTCTCTCGCTCTGGCCGTTTGCAAATTCTGGTAGCTTCCACGTTTCCCAAGGAGAACGAGAATCCCTTCAATGCGCGTATCATTCCGGAACGCCCGTGCAGTTTCCTGTCTTTCCAGCGGGCTTACCAGTTTGAGCCAACCATGCGATGCCTCCAGCATTACCTTGTTCGGCTTACTCGCATTCTTCCATTGAGTGTGGATCTTCTGTGCCTGCACCATAGGGGTTTTGGTATTGGTATACCGCATAGCATTTTGAATTGCATTCTTCTCAAGTTCGTAATATGTCCTGCCATCTTCTGAGATCTTGGTCTGCGAGATATAGTCCTGCCCCTCAAGCAGCATCCGTGCAATAGGCGGGGCTTCACGCTTGGTAGACTGCTCGATACGCATACGATACCGGGCAATCTGGTCCTCTCGCAGATTCGGATACTTCTCCCGCATTGCACTGGCCCAGAGACCCATCTTCTGCTCCCGCAAGTCCCAGTCCACGATCGACGTATCATCGTCCACGATCGACGGGATGACCGTTCCGTCAGGCATCCGTGTGTCTTCATAGAGGTACTCATAGTACGAAGCCTGTGCATGATGATAGACATCTGCGTCATACGTTGACAGATTCCCAAGGGCTGTTGCGTTTGCATAGTTGAAGAGTTCCGTTACGCCCTTGTACTTCCCAACCTTCTCATCCGTCAGCGCACGCCGTTTTTCTGAATAGGCTTTGCGCGTTGCCCGCACCGTCTTCATATAGGCACCGAAGTCCTCTGCCCCACCAGCAATAAATTCATCTTCGGCTTTCCGCAGCGCAGCAACTTCATCTGCTTCAAGTGCATCCTTTTCCACCTTGTACCTGCTGTACTCAGCCGCGCTCTTCTCAACCCGCTCTTTGACATTCTTCTCAATCTTCAGCATTTCATCAGCGGTCATGACTTCAGAAAAGCCTCCCTCATCCAGCCTCCGCCTCATATTATTCTGAATATCTGATGCCACACGATCCCATGAAGGGGTTTCATTCGAGAACGCATTCGAGAAGGAAAGCTCAATGTCCCAGCTTCCTCCAGAGCCAATGACATTCTCGTACCACTTCTTCCCAGCGTCGCCCCACCACGATGCATACTCTTCCTCAGTCATGCGGTTCCCGTTCTCAGGGCCGACACCGAAGTCTGCACGGAGACGCGGGTCATCAGGGCCAAGCGCAAGGAGTTCTGCATGGACGCGGTTCAAGGTTTCGCCAACACTTTCGTAGCTGCTCTTCGCTCCGATTATGTTGAGCGCAACCTGTGCTCCGGCAGTCGTCATCGCCCCCGCGCCGCCAGCAAGATCACCACGCGCAGTCTGCATGAGTCCCTCTCCAAACTTCTCATAAAGAGCACCCCCCTGCGCCGTATCCCCAGTAACAAGTTCATCCCATGCAAAGGGAACAAAGTTTGATAACACTGTCCCAAGAGTTTTTGAATCAAAGCGGGAATTCAAAAAGCCCGAATCCTCTCCCACTGTTCTTTGCCCCATCGCATCTTCCCCCAGCAGCACGTTCAGCCCTGTCGTGGTGATTGGAGCACTGATTATCCGGCGAAGATCCTTGAAGATCTCCATCTTCCCGTAATCAACATCATCCTTCCATGCCCCGTATCCATTCGCCAAAAGAAATCCCGGAACAGCCACAATTCGCAGGAAGCTATCCCACGGGCCAAAGAGGCTGATGTCTAGCTGCCCGACATGGATACGCATAAAGTTCGGATTGAAGTACCACCGCCCAGTAGACTGGTCACGGAGAAATGGATTGATATCTGTCGGGTGCCCCTGAGCCTCATTGATTGCAAATGTCAGCGTAGATGCCGTGCCGATAAACCGCGCCATGTACTGCTTTGCCATCCGTCGCTGTGCCGTTTTATTCGTTCCCGGCAAGATGCCCATCATTGCATCTCGGGCAAAGGCCATCCTTGCGTGCATAAACCGCGGAGCGAAGAAGAGAAGCTGTCCGACATCCCCCATGTAGCCACGCTTCCCGATACCAGTCATCAGGTTGGCAGCCGTTGCAATCGCTTCCAACTCCCCACTATCCATAAGCTGTTGTGCCGTCTTCCCTTTTGATGCCATCATGAGCTTCAACTCTGAGTCTGCAATGGAGTGCCGCATCATGTTCCCGAAGTGTGTAAATGATCGGTCGAACCGCCGTATCCCCGGTACACGGAATATCCCTTTCCCTACATACATATCCGGCGCATGCTCCAGAATAGCCAGTCCTTTCTGCGCCCACTGTTCAGGAGTCAGGACCCCTTCCTGTAGTGCAATGTGATGCCGTCGCCACATATGCTCTGCAACAATATTCGCCCCGTCATTCCCCAGAGCATTCCAACTCGCCGTTGCTGCTGTAAACCCATTTCCGGTTCGATTGATCCGCATGTCGGCCCCGCCGCCAACGAGCTTCTTTCCGCTCTCCAGTGCCATCTGTGCTGCATCACTAAAGATCGCCACGTTCCCCTGAATACCGATAGCACTCATGTCTCCTGTCGCACCAAACATCCGCATCAAGGTATTCACCATCGCAATGCCCCCCGGTGTTTGCCGCAACTTCCTTCCCTCTTCAGTCGCCTTATAGATGGAATCGCGGAACCGAACGGGGAAGAAGTGTCCTTCAAGGCCAACCCCGTTCAGTTGAGCCATACGGTCCGTCACTTCTTCCTTCAGGATATTTCTTTGCTTTATCAGATCAGCCTTCAGATCCTTGAACTGTTTAAGCTGGGCCGCATCTTCGCCTTCCCTGAAGATGCTTCGGGTAATCTTTGCCAGATCAATATCAAGCCTTTTATCGAGGTGCTCGAACCATTTCTGCATGAGGGACACAAGGTCCGTGAGTGCATCATCTCTCAGCCGAGGGTCCAGAGTAATTGCTTGCTCAAGGGATCTAACGGCTTCGTCCATCTCAGCAATGCTTGCTTTCGCCTTGGGAACGTACACCGTCCTTGCCGCAAGCCGTGATATTGCCCGACGCTGATTGTATCCGATCTGCTTTTGGAGCCGTTTGAACGACTCCTCAAATTGAGTATAGCGATCACCAAGCAGTTCCCTGACTGTTCCAAAGCGTACATTGTGCTTCTCTGCCTGTTGCACGATGTACTTCCCAACATAGTCATCACGAATCCGGCCAGTTACGAAATCGGCACGATCCCCGATGGCATCAGCGGGGTGGATGTACCACCGCTCTGCCGCCATCCCCTCAGCCTGAGAAAGATAGTCTCGTGCGTAGACAGACTCCGAGGAGATCCCAAGTCCCGCTGGCCCTTTCTTTGTGGTAACTGTTACCTCTGGTGTGATCTGGGAATTGGG